AAGGAGATCAATATTGTCAGAAGCTGCTCCAACTACACCAAAAGTACTACCACCAAAAGCACCTGGTAGGGTCAATTATCTCAACAACAGAGATTTATTAAAACAGATTCACCTCAGCAAAAACACATACTGTTCGTATCGCGATCCTGTTGCAGATCACCAATACGACATTATTTTGCCTAGTCTTGACAAGATCAACCAACGCACGGTAGCAGAAGCTAGACGCAATCGTGCTGATCGACTTAAACGAGAAACTGGCGTAGTTCAAAACGAAAAGAAAATCCCCAACACTGATCTTGTGTTTAGAATTACCATGTGGGAACACATTCCGATTGCAGCCAAGAAGGTACCCAAGGTACTAGTAAAAAAGAAAAAACTTCAAGACATCCTGGAACTAGATGAACCAGTGGAAGATCCCTTAGCTGACATTGTTGATGAAATAGTGTTAGATCCCACACATGTACGTGTAAACTTCCCTCCGTTCTATCACTATAGAATCTCAGAAGAAAAAGAACCGTATCTAGTGGGCAAGAGCCATTGGCGGGGCGACTTAGTCTCTGGCGAATACAGCAGGGATCACGGAACAATGACCCCAGAACTAGCACGTATGTTCCTAAAGCTGTGTGAACGCTATGCTACTCGCTCAAACTGGAGAGGATACACCTACAATGAAGAAATGCGTGGACAAGCACTACTACAACTTAGCCAGATTGGATTGCAGTTTGACGAATCAAAAAGTCAGAACCCGTTTGCTTATTATACTGCTGCTATCACTAATAGTTTCACTCGTATTCTAAACATTGAAAAGAAGATGCAGAATATCCGTGACGACATTTTAGAAATGAACGGACTTAACCCGTCCTGGACTAGACAAAACTCTAACAAGGCATATCAGAAGCCCGGCGAAGTTACCATAATTGATCCTGCGGAGTTCCAGGCTAAACTTGACAAAGAAGAAATATAGCCAAACGCATTGACCTTCGGCATTGTACGAGTGTATACTTGTGCAATGCCTCGACATCAACAAGGATCTGATGAGTAACTTATTTAAAAAAGCTGCGGTCTGCACAGATATACATTTTGGTTTAAAATCTAACAGCATTGTTCATTTGAATGATTGCGAAGACTTTATTGACTTTTTTATTGCCAAGGCCAAACAGGAAGGATGCGAAACTGGCTTTTTTCTTGGCGATTGGCATCATTCAAGGGCTTCGATTAACATGCAAACGCTGCATTATAGTTTGAGGTGTTTGGAAAAACTATCTGCTGCGTTTGATCAATTTTACTTCATACCCGGTAATCACGATCTCTATTATAGAGACAAGCGTGATATCCACGGAGTTGAGTGGGCAAGAAATTTAAGCAATATGCACATTGTAAACGATTGGTTTAAAGAAGGCGATGTTGTTATTGCACCTTGGCTAGTAGGCGATGATCACAAACGTATCCCTAAAATGACTGGTAAATATTGTTTCGGCCATTTTGAACTGCCGCATTTTAAAATGAACGCAATGGTTGAGATGCCAGATCACGGTGAGATCAAAGTCGACAACTTCGGCGGCTTTGAATCTGTTTACTCTGGGCATTTTCATCTACGCCAACAAAAGCGTAATATCAACTACATCGGAAATTGTTTCCCACATAACTTTGCCGACGCAGGCGATAGCCAACGAGGTATGATGATTAAAGAATGGGGTAAAGAAGATACATATCACGCCTGGGACAACCAACCACTATATCGTGTCTATAATCTAAGTGATGTTATCGATCGACCAGCAGAACTACTAAAATCTCGTATGCATATACGTGTACAATTAGATATTGAGATTAGCTACGAAGAAGCTAACTTTATCAAAGAAACTTTTATCAAAGATCATAACCTAAGAGAGATGGCATTGATTCCAAATAAAAATTCAACAGTTGACACAGATATGGCACCCGGAGATATAAAATTTGAAAGTGTTGATCAAATTGTAACCGATCAGCTTACTAATATCGAAAGCGAATTTTACGATTCAAAATTACTGCTAAAAATCTATCAGGAGTTATAGTTTTGCCGATTTTAAAAGCACACAGGTTAGAAGGTAACATAGATCCAGGCCAACTTGATTTGTTAAAAAAACATTTTAATATAATTGATGAATTAGATACTTTAAGCTTCGACCAAAATAATATCAATGTGTTAATAGACGTTTTGAAATCTTCTCAACGAGAAACATACAATCCAACAGATCGGTATGTTATTGTTCTATTTGATACTGACTTCTTTTGGCATAATCACAGTATAGTTGTAAATAATTTACTCGAGGTATGGAGAGAACTCGACATTCCTCTTTTTACCTTATTATTATATACCAATCACATTGGTATTAAAAAACAAATTGATGAATATTTTAAAAATCGAGAGAGCTGGGATCGACCAACGGTTATTGAAACTTATATTAATGTAGGCAGTTATAATCCTAAGAACTATGTAGATTTTGATGCTGACATAGATTCTATTAACATGCATGCTGCATGCCTTATGGGTGGAACCAAGAGGAGTCACAGATATGCCACATTTAATACTCTTAAAGAATTTGTACCTAAACAGATTGCTATGGTGATATAGCCGATGAATATTTTAAAAATAGATCCAGCTGTTCGAATTAATGATAGATTTATTATTAACAGCAACATAGATAGCTCTCCTCCGGCAACTCATTATTCTCATCCTATCATTGATAGCAAACCACATTCTACAAGATATGGAGCTGATTTTTATAAAAAAATAGCACTGGACATTGTAACAGAAACTGTTTTTAACTATCCTTATCCTTATATTTCCGAAAAAACTTTACGTCCTATTGCTTGTAAGCGTATGTTTATAATCATCGGTGCCCCTTATACATTAGCGTTATTAAAAAAAGATGGATTTCTATTGTGGGGCGATATTGTTAACGAAAGTTATGATCAAATTGAAGATCCAGAAAAAAGATTTTTTGCAGTTACAGACGCTATTAAAGAGTTTTGTGCTTTGCCTCTGCCCACTGTTAAGGAATTTCTTTATGCAAATCAAGATCGTCTGAATCATAATTTTAGAACCTTGCAAAATATTCAAAAACAAGAAATTGATCGCATATCAAATATATTAAAAGGAAATAGTTAATTAATGTATTCGGTATATCAACATTGGGATCCTCTAAAAGTGTGTATAGTAGGCAAAACTTATCCACCAGAATTTTTTTCCTGGATTAAGGAAGCCGGCACCAGGCGCAGATTTGAGAAATTAGCAGAAGAGACTGAGGAAGACTATCAACGTCTTATTCGACTACTTGAAGATCAGTTTGGTGTGCGTGTTATGCGTCCTGAATTTCCCAAGGACTTGTCTGAGTTATATATTGACGGAAAATGGGTACAGCCTCCTACTGCACCACGAGATTATTTTTTAATGATACATGACAAGTTTTGGATACCTACAATTCCCAACGCCAGTCATGCATGGTCTGTTTTTTATAGACAAAATAAATTGTCTTGGTGGCCAGATTTTGTTCGGCCCGATGATTTTTATACTGCATATCCAGAATTTGCAAACGACATTAGAATCAAATTTAACAAGTTTAATAAAATTGATCAAGCACATTTGAATGCCAAACTAAATTTTTACAATCATGTATACGATGATATTCGTGCCAGCGGAACAGAAATCGTTGAAACTGATTTAGATTTTATAAATGGTTGCTTTGTTAGTAGAATTGGACAGGACTTATACTTTGCTACTCAAACATACCACGACGATAAGCAATCTATTCTAAATCAAGTTAACAAATTATTTCCTAGTACACGCAATCGAATTGTTAATTCAGGAGGGCACGGAGATGCTGTATATTGTCCAGTGGCACCAGGATTGATTATCAGCTTAAATGATGTTCCTACGTATGCAGATACGTTTCCAGATTGGGAAGTTGTATACTTACCTCCCAGTGATTATTCTCATATGAGAGAATTTGAACACAGTATGAAACGCAACAAGGGTCGGTGGTTTATGCCAGGCTTTGAACAAGATAACAATCTGATTCAGATGGTAGATTATTACTTTGATGAATGGGTCGGACAAGTGAGCGAAACTGTTTTTTACGTTAACATCCTAATTGTGGACCCAAAGAACATTATAGTTAGCTCGCACAACGATCAGGTTGAATCAGCTTGTGCTAGATACGGCATCAACGTACACGTGGTTCCGTTTAGACACAAATATTTTTGGGACTGCGGTATCCACTGTGTAACTAACGATATTAATCGCATGGGTACTAAATTAAATGTCTTTACTTCTTGATTTACTATATTAATTTTGTTATAATAACTAAATGATAAACATAAAGAATCTCACAGTACGAAATTTCATGAGCGTGGGCAATGCCACGCAAGGTGTTGACTTTGATCGTCGTGATCTTACTTTGGTGTTAGGTGAAAACTTAGATCTCGGTGGTGATGGCAGTCGTAACGGCACAGGCAAGACCACAATCATCAACGCACTCAGCTATGCCTTATACGGCACAGCATTGAGCAATATCAGAAAAGATAACTTGGTAAACAAGACCAATGGTAAAAACATGATGGTCAGTTTAGACTTTTCTGTTGCTGGACAAGATTATCGAATCGAGCGTGGTCGCAAACCCAATGTCCTTAAATTTTATGTCAACAATCACGAACAAGAAATTATTGACGATGCACAAGGCGATTCAAGAGAAACACAAGGCACTATTGAAAGAACCCTGGGCCTGAGCCACGATATGTTCAAACATATCGTAGCTCTAAACACTTACACTGAACCGTTCTTGAGTTTGAAGGCCAATGAGCAGCGTACTATTATTGAGCAGCTATTAGGCATTACCATGCTGAGCGAACGTGCTGACAAAATCAAAGAGCTAAACCGTTCAACAAAAGACGCAATCAGTCAGGAAGAATTTCGTATTCGTGCTGTGCAAGAAGCCAACAAGCGTATCGAAGAACAAATCGAAAGTTTGAAACAACGTCAACGAATGTGGGATACTAAATTTTACGAAGATCTAAGTAAGCTACAATCTGCCCTGGATGAATTATCCAAGATTGATATCAATGCAGAACTTGCAGCTCACAGGTCCTTGATACAGTATAACACCCTAGTTAAAGAACGAGCTGATATACAAAAAACTCTAGCACGAGCTCGACTGGACCAAGCACGAGAAATGAAATCTGCTGACAAGTTGTTGGCCGAATTAAATTCCTTGGCAGATCACAAGTGTCATTCCTGCGGTCAAGATCTGCACGATGTCAAACACGAAGCTATTATTACTGCCAAACAAAATGAGTTTGATACAGCCTGCACTGAAGTAGACCTGCTGGCAGTTGGCATAACAGAATTGGAAAACGAACTGGAAGATCTGGGTGAACCGGGTACTCAACCATCAGTGTTCTATGACAAAGAATCTGATGCTGTGGAACATAACTCTAGCATAAACAATCTGCGTCAACAGATCATTGCCAAGATGGACGAGCACAATCCTTATTCAGATCAAATTGTTGACATGCAACAAAAGGCATTACAAGAAGTCAGTTACGATTACATGAATGAACTGTCTAGATTGCAGGAGCATCAAGAATTCTTGCTCAAGCTGCTGACTAGCAAAGATAGTTTTATTCGTAAAAAGATTATTGAACAAAATTTAAGTTATCTAAACAGCAGACTAACACACTACTTGGATCGCATAGGCCTGCCGCACACAGTGGTATTTCAAAACGATCTAACAGTCAGCATTGAAGAACTGGGCCGCGAACTAGATTTTGATAATTTATCTCGAGGCGAACGCAACAGACTTATTCTATCCATGTCATGGGCATTCCGTGATGTGTTTGAAAGTTTGTACCAACCTATAAACTTGCTGTTCATTGACGAGATGATCGACAACGGCTTGGATACACAAGGTGTTGAGTCAGCCTTGGCCTTGTTGAAACAGATGAGTCGCGAACGACACAAGTCAATCTGGCTTGTAAGCCACAGAGACGAACTGGCCGGGCGTGTGGAAAATATTCTAAAGGTTGTCAAAGAAAACGGATTTACATCATATGACACTAGCAGCTAACTTAGCATGGGACCATTGGCACATTGAGCCATCTAGTATCTGTGCTCTTAAATGCTCCCGATGTCCTCGTGCCGAATTACCAGAGAGTCTGTTGAATCGACAGTTGACATTGAAATTCTTTCAAGATCAAATTGGCGAAGACATAGTTAAGCAAATTAGAAAGATAACATTTTGCGGAAACGACGGTGATCCTGTATACTGTAAAGACTTTATAGAGATATGTCGTTGGCTTAAACAAACCAGTCCTGCAATACAGTTGGTTATTATTACTAACGGAAGTTACAAATCTGCTGCATGGTGGAAAAAACTAGCTGATGTACTAGACGAAAACGATGAAGTCAACTGGAGCTTAGATGGCTGGGATCAATCTAGTAACGAGCAATACAGAATCAATTCTAATTGGCACAGTATCGAACAAGGAATCCGTACGTTCTTTTTGAATAATCATGTTACCTATCGTGTTTGGGCTGCTATTGCGTTCAAGTTTAATCAACATAATCTTGATTATCAAAAAAACTTAGCAAATAGCATGGGATTTGATTTTTATCAATTAACTAAAAGTACTAAATTTGGCAGCAAGTATCCCGACGCATATGGAAAAAATGATATGTTAGAGCCTACTAATCCAGAATTAGTAGCCAGCGGTAATAGATTTGAACGTATCCAAAATCAGCTTTCGGACAAGTTGCGACCTGGGCAAGACTTGAAAAAGATTTATTTTCAACGAGCCGAAGATCTTATTAACAACACACAACAAGCCGGCATTTGTTTAATTGGCAACAAGGGTGTATTTCTAAGTAGCCAAGGAGAATTTTATCCCTGCTGTTGGACTGCTAATCGATATGATCACAATTCACAGTGGCATCAATTAGCATCTGATCAATTTAATCTGCATATCAAAACATTTACAGAGATCATCAATGATGATTTTTGGTCAACAGAATTTTTAAAATTTAATAGCTTAGAGTGTACTACAAAATGCACAAGAGATAAATTAGTAGACGTGGGTCATACTACTGAGTGGTGATTTTGTGTCAACTATGACTCAATGTCATAACTATGCGTATGACCTGGTATTATAACGGAGAACCTGTTTCTGAACTGCCCGAAGATTGTATTGGATTTGTTTATCAAATTACTAATACTTCAACGGGACGTATGTATATAGGCAAGAAGTTAGCAAAATTTAGTAAGACAACATATAAAGTAGTAAAATTAAAGAATGGCACTAAAAAACGTAAGAAAATTCGAAGTAAAATCAACTCAGACTGGCAACAATACTACGGCAGCTCTCCTAATCTCACAG